CTCCTGAGCTCTCCCTCTCTCCCTACACGACGCTCTTCCGATCTTAGGCTGACATGCCCGCAACAGATGTTTGTGTGACGCTTGTACTACCTGTCCATGCAATCGTATCTGTTAGCGATGGAGACGAGCTAAAAGCTGTTGGGTGTGTTATACTAGCTATGTAAGAATCTGCTATTGAAACGTCATACCTAATTATAGGCAGTACACCTCCATCAGCAGGAGTAGTGCTTAACTTACTAGCAATCGGGTTGCCGTATACACCTGCTTTAGTTGTTTGAATAACACATTTAGCTTCTACGCTACCTGTAATCTCGACGTTAGCTAGTGCTGGAAATGCACACAGCGAAAGTATTGCAATAGAATATTTCATATTAAACCTCATTTGTTGTACTGCATATCGACCATTTTTTCATGCAGTATTTGTTGTGCTAAGTTGTTACGCAAGGCTTTCTTGTTGTCGGCTATTTCTGAATCAGCAAGACCGGGGGCGTCAGCATACACACCTCCCTTAATAGAAGCATTATAATACATAGCTATATTAGTCTGTTGGTTTATAGCCATAATAATATCATCTTGTCCTTGTGTCTTAAACAGGGTCAAAGCGTTGGCAGACGCCGTTAGACCCATCTCAATTCTAGTCTCTTCTTCTTCCTCTTCCTCAGAAAGAATTAGTTCGCCGTCTTCATCGTACTGAAACTCTTCTGCTTCTAACGTCTCAACAACAGCATCATCTTCAAGTGCATCATACACCTCTATAACAGGAAGAACAGGCATAGGCTTTACATACCCCGGGCAGTTGGGGTTGGACTGCGGTTCAAAGCACTCGTCGATCCTATAGTTATATATAACCACAGCATCTTTGACCGTACCTTCCCCTTCAATGTCAATCGAACCTGCGCCCCATTGGGTAGCTGGAATGTTAGCGAGGGGAAATGATTTAACGATGGTGTTACCGGGAACCCCCGACCAGTCATCGGTTTCTCGAAAGATATAACCATCTCCGCTAGCGTTTTTATTACCAACGTGAACTTTCATATCGTCTTCCGGGTTCTTCACAGTAGTATATCTATACAGGAGACCGTTTATATCAATCCCCGGAACGTCGGGTAAGACAGAACCCATCCCCCAGCTTAGTGCTGTAGATGCAGCGTTTCCTGTTGCCCCATAGCTATAAGGGTCACAAGAAGAGTAAGAAGGCCAAAGTGCTAATAATAACACTAAGACCTGTTTTTGTTTCAATGTTCTCATTGAAAATCTTCCTCATAGGATTGTTCTGTTCACGTTGAATAGTCTGTTCCACTGCTTCCATCTCCCATGCAAGCCTAGCTTTGTCTCCCACCAACCCATCCTTGGGACAGGGCGTCCCCGCGTTGAGCATGGCTTCAAACACTCTTTCGTCCTGACACATTACAGATACAGCCGCAACTTTCATCCCCATATCGTACATGGTTTTGGCGTTCTTTAATTTTTCACAATTCATATCTCGTACAGTTCTACCCGCGGATATGCCAAGTATTTGCGTCTGCACCGCCCCCGCAACACCTACAGTACATAGGTCAGAGTTGCTTGCGCTAATCTGTGGAGAAATTGCAGAAGGCGGCGGACTGTTGATGGTGGTATCCATCGAACCATTAGAAGTTATTGTGCTATTCGTATCCGTTTTGATTATGTCCTCGGCGAAGACAGAGTTACCTATAGCAAGACCTGCAATAAAGAAGAGCACTGCTATAAATAAACGTATCATTTTCTTTCCACCAGTCTGTCTAGCTTTTCTTCTATCTTGTCAAACTTGCTCATGATTTGACTAAGAACTTGATTAGAGTCGTACTTAGTGACGTACTCTTTAGCTAATTCTTCTCGAGTTCTGTTAAGTAGGATAGTTACCCGCTTGACTTCTTCATGGTGAGACTTAATCCACCAAACCAAAAAACCTCCACCAGCGGTTAAGCCAATATTCCAAATTGCAGCCATATCCATCAAAACACACCACCACCCGCAGGTTTCGGCGCAGTGATCGGCACAGATATATCTTTACGTTCAGGTGTTGTTTTATCAGTCATACTACTATCCTTAGTTCTCCAGTTGCGGTCTTATATACATCATTAACCGCAAGACCACCAGACACGGCGGCCGCATTGTTTGCGTAGACGGAAAGTCCAGTTAAATTTAAAGTATCAGCTCTACTCGGGCCGGGGTTCTGCTGCTGTTGTGCATACAAGGCAAACGCTCTTGTAACCTGTGATATGTACTCTTGGCTATACTCGGGGGGAGCGGCGGCGAAGAACGGGATTGGTGTTTGTTGAGCCATTAACGCCTCCCATCTGTGCGCATATCTGCACGAGGTGTACCAAGTCTCCATTGCGTCCCGACCGTATTTGACGAAACTTTTAAAGCCATAGACCTACCTCGCAATCGGAAAAACAACTGCTCCGTAAATTGCTCGACAGGTGCTTCAGACGTACGCACTGCATTACCGGAATCTGTCTGATCAAAGTTAGCCCCGGGAAAATCCCTAGCACTCACTGTAAAAGTGGCTAGCGGAGTAGCGGTAGAATTACGAAATGTTAAGTCCGGTAAAACTCTTGACACAAACATAAACTGATCTCCGTCGCCCATATCTATAGCGCTGGATTCTATGTAACTACTTATAGGGCTGGGAGGGTTAGTGCTACCATCGTCGAGCCCATCTTCATGGAAATATAAGTATCCATCGGTAGAAGCAGCTATAGGTAAATTGGAAAGAGCATTATCATACCATGCGGTGCGAGTAAGGTTTCCATAATACCAACTGTTTTCGGCGTAGTTAAAAACTACATAACTATCATTTGTTTCGCTCTCGGTTGACGGGTAGAACCACCACACTTCGTTAAATTTACTGTTTAACCCTGAAGTTATTTTAGAGCGTTGTGAAAGGTTCATATTGTCAAAAATATATTCTTCTATAGGACATGGGATAAGTTTTACGTTACCATCGTACACATAAAAGACTTCGTCGCCCATCCAATACACTGCATCCCCAAAAGCAACGGCAGCATTTTGCCCTGCGATAGAAGTATTTGTAGATACTTCAGATAACCCGAAAGTAAACGGTGCACCGATAAACTGCATCGAAGACACAGATCGGTCTGTAAAGACTATAACTTGCTGTTTGGTTTGTACCGCGGCAATGATTTCAGAACCCGTACCTATACGTAGCTCTCCAGCAGTGTTAGTTGACGTTGCCGCCCAATCAGTAAAACTCTCTTGGTCAGAAAAACGTATAGTTAAAGGGTCAAGGTTTCCGGGATCACCTTGTGGATCACAGCCAAAAGCAAGAACGTGCCTGTCTCTTTCAGAAACAAGAACAAGATTAGCTGCTTGCGGCTGGTTGTTCCCGCTTAGTGTAGTAATATTCACCGCACGAGCAGAAGTACCCGCAGAAGCGTCCCAATAGTAGATGCCACCGCCACGTACATTAGCGATAAGGTCTTCCCCAAAATTATCCATAGACCATAAACGAAGTTGAGCGCCCGGTATTGTTACGTCCGCCGCAGAACTCCAACTTCCACGACTCCAAGTACCCGCGCCCCACCCACTACCACTAGCAGCAGAGTCTAAACCTGAGTTTATTTGATACGTACCTACTACAGAACCGCCGCCATTTCCTGTATCTGATGAATTAGCCGTAGCCGTAGCAGTGATAGTGTAGGAGTTAGCGTTGACTACTGAAGTAACCTGATACTCTTTGTTTAGTACTGCGGCGGTGATAGCACCACCAAGACTTACCGCCCCTGAAAACGTGACAAAATCGTTTAAAAACACACCGTTGTTTGTATCTGATACGGTAATTGTAGAAGAACCATTAGTAGCCGCAAAGGTAACGTCCCCTGCAGAAGTTGTTGCACGTATAGGTGTAATGTCTATTGGGTCGTTACCATCCAGTATATAAAGCTTTAAGTTAGTACCCGCGCTAATAAAATTTGCACCAGTAAGAGATATCCAACTATGAAGACCCCTACATGTGCCAAGAAAAGTACTGCTGGTGTATCGAGTCCAACCGCCGATAGTTTCGGGAAACCCTAAACGGAAACGGATTTTATCCCCATCTCGCCAACCACCTTCGTTAGTATAGTCAGTTGTATCCCGTACAATCCCGGGACGAAACTGAAGTTTTTGTAGTGGCATATTAAACCTCCAACGGAATAATTACGGGTCTTTATAAAGACTCGAATGCAGTGACATCACCTTTTGCGGCTATATTACCAGAGCTATCTATACGGAAAACGTTTGTGCCGTTATAGGCAAAAGTTAAGTTTGTGCCTGCTGCTGTTACCGTCCAGCTTTGCGTTCCGCCTGTTATCGTAATAGCAGAGCCAAGCGTAGGTGTTGTAAGCGTAGGGTTTGAAGAAGGCGCTTTAGCATTAAGCTGTGTTTGTACGTTGGATGTAACGCCATCAACAAAGTTTAACTCTTGCGTTGTTGCCGTAACTCCATCCATTAAGTTAAGTTCAGCAGTTGTAGCTGTTAAGTCATCAAGAATATCAAACTCAGCAGTTGTAACGCCTGTAGCTCGTAAATCTTTAGCGTAGTTTAAGTCGTTAACATCACCAGTAAACCCATCGAGTTTATTAATCTCGGCGGTAGTAGATGTTACTCCGTCCATTATGTTTAACTCTGCGCCGGTTGCAGTGACTGTAGTGCCTCCTATAACTAACGCTCCAAGGTCCAAAGAACCTGTAATATCTACAACAGCCGCACCAGAACCTGCACCGTCACAATATATAATCTTAGTTGCACCCGTCGCCACACTGACGTTTGCCCCAGAACCTTGAGTAAATGTAGCTGTTTGACCGCTATTGTTCTTAACAATATATACATGCTGTCCGTTGTTTGGAGCCACAGTTACCGTGTTAGTGCCAGAAGGAGAACCCCCTAGTACGAGAACTTTATAATGCCCGTCAGAAGGTGTGCCATCACTGGTAGTCAAAGTATGTGTCGTGCCAGATAGAGTAATCGCGCCTACACCATTAATCAGGCGGTCTATTATATTCATGTTGTCGTTGACAGTATTGCCCCATGTAGAGGCTTGTTCTCCGTTGGCTGGAAGCTCTATACCACCATTATCTGTATATGTACTAGGCATTGTTCATCCTCATGCTGCTATTCTTGTCCATATTGTACCGGGATTAGGTTTAACTCTGCCCCATACAAGTGCTTGTCCGACACTACCTTCGGCCGATACCCCAATCAGAGTTACCAATCCTGTGCCTGTCATTGTTATAGAGCCTACACTACCTGTAGCTAAAACTCCAGTCACATCCGCACCTGCACCTGCTTGGCCTTGCGCCGTGCCTACAGACATAGCCCCGGATACACCTGTTACGGAGAACGTAGCGTTAGAAGTAGTAGAAACACTCGGAGTATTTGTAGTACCCGCAAGGCCCGTAAGGGCGATATCCGAACCACCTGTAGCAGTAACACTACCCGACGATCCAGTAGAGCCTACACCGCTAACAGAAACAGTAACATCAGTAGATGCGATTACGGGGTTAACACTGCCGTTTAATTGGTCAATAGAGAACGTAGCTGTTGTCGCTGCATCTACCGATACATCGTTAACTACCCCAGAGCCTTGTACAGAGCCAAGAGTCAGACCTATCTGATCCCCAGTAACTGATGCAGTGCCTATAGCCCCGTTACCAACAACACCTGTAGCAACAAATAGCTGTTCGGCTGTACCTAAGTCAGAAAAGGCAGTTGCTGAATATGGGGAGAAACCTAACATGCTACATAAGCCCTTTCATACGGATTAATCTTAGCGGCTATTATACATTCGTAGGCTGTAAAACCAAGCATTTTATATTACCGCCCTTTTTACCATTACGGTTTTCATTACACACTTCCGTATACTGTACCGTTATTTGTGTAAGTGTATGAATAACCCGTATTGATAGCGTCACCACCGGCACCGCCACCATTCTCGCCAGTGCGACCCCAGCCACCACCGCCGTTAGTATTAGCTCCATCTGTGTTCTGTGTTGCGCTTAGAACAGAACCACCCTGTGCAGGATTGTTAGCTACATAACCACTAGCTTCTTGTACTCGTTCACCTGCATACACGCCCGGTGGATTGTGAAAATAAGATGGACTACTACAACTTCCGCTTATATACGAAGTAGCAGGAGTAACACCTCCGCCACCTTGATCACCGCCTGTACCGCCTATAACAGTGCCGGATATTGTACATCCTGACCAATAAACATTTTCTGTACTACCACCGGGGGTAGTAATATATCCTGTTGTTGAACCATTACTTGAAGCTGTGTTATATGCACTTTGACCTGCGCCACCGCCACCGCCAGCACCGCCACCTCCACCGCCACCCCCTGCAATAAATGCACCGGTGTTATTAGTTACTATAGTGCTAAGTGCGTTTATCTTAATAGCGTGTCCGCCCGCACCGCTAGCGCTGCCTCCATAACCAAAAATAGCACCATTGTTTATAACTTCTGACTCAGCTACATCAATCGTTAGTGCCGGTTCAGTTGTTGTCGTTGACCGAATATATACACCAGAGTTTACAGTCATTATAATAGGTACGGTTCCATCCCAACCCGCGGCTGTTGCTAAAGTACTCAAGTCAGTACCACCAGCTTCCACGCTAGATGTAAGGTTAAAAGCAAAGGCACTTTGTGCCCCATACCACTCAGACATAGACATTCGAGCTCCTGCGGCCTTATCAATAAGCCCTCGAACATCTGCATCGTTCATAGAAGTTGCACCAGAAATATCAAGTTCTGTCATTATGTTTTGAATAGATATTGTACCACTTGGCGTTATGGGCATGTTTACCTCGTTTTATAAGCTGCTGTTACTATAGCATATTTTGTGCGTTATGGACAATATAACATCTAAACGTAACCAGACATATCTACATTGGATGGTGGGGCCTCAGACAAAACCTCATACGCAACACCTTCTCCAGTAACACCAGAATCATCGGACAACATAACGAGAGAGTGTTCAGTTACAACTTCGACTGAATTTACATTCATCCAACGAGCATACAATGTGCGAATCTCCGCCACCTTTGCGGTTGCTTCAGAAGCGGTGAGCCCTAAATAATTCTCGCCCTCGTGTATGGAGGCAACGCTGTAACGCTTAGTTGCGTCTAAACTGTCGATATCACTGTCTGAAAGCGTTGCCGCCGGTACAATCCACCCACCAACAGCACTGCCGGTTACTTCTTTTACAATAACCCAATCTGTCGGAAAATTATCTAAACGAACTTTCTGAGCCACAACTGCGGCGTCCACTTCATCCTGACTTGTGTATAGTACTTTTGTATAAGCCCATTTATTAGACATTATGTAGCTCCATAAATTGTACCGCTGTTAGATAAAGTGTAGCTGCCGCTGTAGGCTATTGCTTTACCCGCGGCGCCGCCATCTCTGTTACCATTACCACCATAGTGACCGCCGCCAGCAGCTCCCCAGCCGCCTCCGCCTCCGCCGCCTAGACTCGTGGCGTTAGAACCCGCGTTTCCACCAGAGCCCCCTGCCGCACCCGCCATACCATAGTTAGAACCGCCGCCGTTCCCGCCAGTGCCGGGAAGTACACGCCCGCCGCCTCCGCCAAATGCTTGGTAGCCATAATTCGTTCCGCCTACGTTGTTTATAGTAAACCCACCGCCGCCTCCGCCAGCACCACCACCGTGTCCGTGGGAGTTATGGCTAGGTACACCGCCGTAAGGAAAAATACCGTTAGTCCCATAATTACCAAGCGAACCGCCTACGCCGCCGTAAGAGTTGTTACCATTAAAGTAACCATTTTGTCCGCCATAGCCACCGCCAGCTCCGCCGCCCCCGAGGATATACGCTCCGCCGCCCCCGCCTCCAGCTATATAAGCTCCAGAATTATTGTTGACAGTCAGTGTGCTTGAAGTTGTCGCGTTAATAGCCGGGCCAGCGGGGTTGCCAACACGCCCGGATAGCGGACTGGGAGCACCGGGTCTTGCGCCGTAACTATCATAACCACAAGCTCCACCCATACCCATAATCGTACCGCTATTATTAACAGTAACACCGCCCGGATAAGACCCACTTATTGTAAGGCCACCAGTTGCGATGTCATCACTCCATAAAGTCACACCAGAATTTATATTACATACTAGAGCAGAAGAGCCATCCCACCCAGCACTAGATGCAAGTGTAGCTAAATTAGCTTCTTGTGTAGTAGAGCTAATAGTAAAACTAAATTCATTAGATTTCCCATGCCCATCAGACATTTTAATCTCGCCTGACGCAATACCAAACAGACCTCGAACAGCAGAACTATTCATGTCAATCTGCGCCGTACCACTATTACCAAGTTCAACATTAACTTGGTTAAGAGTTATCTGTCCGCTTCCG